GGATAAAAACTATTCCAAGTTGGAATAAAGAGCAGATTAAAGCATTTGAACGCAGTTCGGATCGAAGCATTCCAATGACAGCCTGTAGTCTTATTATGGCTCGTCGTGCTGGAATGACATTTAGGACTCGTCATACTGAATTCTTAATTAAAACCATAGACAGTGCAATTGAGCAAGCTGAACCAGAAGTACTTGTGGAAACTAGTTCAAAACCTGTCGAAGTCTACAAGCCCACAATACAAGACCGACTGTCAGAAAAAACCAGCGAACTGATCGGCGAATTGGAAGGTCTATACGACGACATAGACAATACCAATGTAAAGTTTTACAACTGGCTCACAGACAGCAACGTAGTACAAAGTCAGCTTTCAAAATACGAAAACGTATATCAAAAAAGAAAAGCTGAACTAGAAGAAGCTCAACTCAAAACAGATCCTCAGCTAAAAGAAGGCTACCGTCATTACAAAGCAGCAGATTTTAAAAAACACATTAAATGGATAGATGATCTGCTGGCAGCAATTGAGCAATATCGCGGCGTCAAGAAAGCTACTAAAAAAGCAAGAGTTAAAAAGGCTCCTAGCAAAGAAAAGTTGGTGGCTAAACTTAGGTACGCCAAAGAAGACAAGGCCCTTAAAATCGTTTCTATTAATCCTGCAGATATCATTGGGTCTCAAGAGCTGTGGATTTATAATACTAAAACTCGAAAGTTGGGCAAATATATTGCTGCCAGTTACAAACAGCTCACTATCAAAGGAACTTCGATTGATGGATTTGATATTGATAAGAGTGTTTGCAAGACTTTGCGTAAGCCTGATGAAAAACTCAAAGAGTTTGCAAAAGCGGGAAAAATTCAGTTGCGTAAGTTTTTGGATGAAATCAAAGCCACAGAAACTAAGCTCAATGGGCGTATCAGTGCAGATATTGTGCTATTAAAAACAGCATAACGATTAACTCCCCAAACCACAGTCCTGTTAGCTAAATATTGCTAACAGGACTTTTTTATGACAGAAGTTGTAATACAACCCAATTTACGAAACGATCAGAGCCTTAGAGTCAAGAGTCTCGACGGTCCAGGTTTTATTAGCCAGGAAAGTGCAATAGCGGCTAACGAACAGATTCAAACTCTTAATCAGCTTCGCAATGACATGACTGATTACATCCGTCTACGACTAGGTGATCAGATTGTGGATGTTGAATTAGACAAAGAGCACTATGATCTTGCTATAAAACAAGCGTTAACAAAATACAGGCAAAAAGCATCAAATGCGGTAGAAGAAAGTTACGCATTTTTAGACCTGTTGCCCAATGTACAAGAATACATTTTGCCAAACAACATAATGGAAGTGCGACAGATCTTTAGACGAGGCATCGGTAGTACCACAGGAACCACAGCTAGTCAATTTGAACCATTTGCATCGGGATATTTGAACACTTATATGTTGGTTGCTGGTAGGGTAGGTGGACTAACAAACTACGAATTATTTGCACAGTACCAAGAATTAGCCATGATGATGTTTGGCGGTTACATTAATTATACGTGGAATCGTGTGACTAAAAAACTCACTCTTGTGAGAAAAATTCCCTACGACGACGGTACAGTAGTATCTCCGACTTCCATTACCGCAGCAAACACAGTGGTGAACAGTGTCATTACAATTGTACTTCCTGCTCCGCAAACAAAATTAAAAGTTAATAGCAGTATATACATACAAAATTGTTCTGTGCAAGGGTACAGCACACAATACAGAATACAAACTATCGACGCTACCAGCACTGTGATTACAGTACTAGCTAATCAGACTTTGGGTGCAGCTAGTGTAACTGGAACTGCTTTGCAAAGAACACAGATTTCTTTTCAAACATACCAAGATGAAACCAACGACTACCAGCCCGAAAGCGTGTTACTTTGGATATACAACTACAAGCCAGATAGTATGCTGTTGAGTGACCCCCAAGTTTATCCTTGGTTACAAGAGTATGCTTTGGCATTTTCTAAAAGTATATTGGGGCAAGCACGTGGTAAATTCAGTACTATTGCTGGACCGCAAGGTGGGGGCCAATTAAATGGAGCTGCTCTATTAGCAGAAGCTCAGCTCGAAATGGAACAACTCGAAAAAGATTTGGCCAATTATGTTGATGGATCACAACCGTTGACATGGGTTATTGGATAATGTAAAATAGCAACTCCTTAGGAGTTTCTATGATTATTGGTATTTGCGGTCTTATTGGCGCAGGCAAAGACACTGCCGCTGATTATTTGGTCAACTTTCACGAATTTCGCAGAGACAGCTTTGCAGCCACCCTTAAAGATGCAGTTGCGTCCGTGTTTGGGTGGGACAGAGATTTACTAGAAGGCCGAACAAAGACAGCTCGAGAATGGCGTGAACAAATTGATCCATGGTGGGCTGCCCGTTTAAATATGCCAAATTTAACACCTAGGCTTATCCTGCAACTTTGGGGCACAGAAGTTTGTCGTAAAGGATTTCATGATGAAATTTGGATTGCCAGTGTAGAAAATAAAATTCGTCAAAGTAAAGATAACATTGTCATCAGTGATTGTCGATTTCCCAACGAAATCAACAGCATTCGACGAGCAGGCGGTAGAGTAATCAGGATTGCTAGGGGACCAGATCCAGATTGGTTTCAATTAGCTCGTATAGCTCCAACAGAAATGCAAAAAATTTATCCTACGGTTCATGCCAGCGAATATAGTTGGGCTGCTACAGATTTTGATTTTGTTATTGACAATAATGGGTCAATTGAAGACCTGTATGCTCAGCTTAAAAATCTGGTATAATCGGGCTTTCTCGCCATGGCATCTTGGATGCAGATACTTCCACTCTACAATTTAAGCAAACTGTTTTTAAGTTGATGCTGTCTGTGTTTCTTAAATTGCCGTCTACGTGAAAAACTGTTAGTTGTTTTTCTGGAAACTTTGCCCGATATCCGCACTTTTCACATCCTGGTTTTTTTCTATAACCAGATTTGAACCACGAAGGAGGCACCGGCTTTAATTTTTTGCCTTTTCGGGAACAGCTATTACAAATTTTTCTGTATCGAGTTTTTCCGTTGCTAGTATAATTGATAGCAACAGGATTTTGATGACATAAAAGACAAGTTGGGCGCATTGTAAAAATACTTAGTCTTTCGAAAGGCACACCAAACTGCTTATATTTTTCATGTTTCGATAAATATCTTTATGGAAAAATGTTTTTTAATTTACAAAATTACTAACCAAATTAACCAAAAGTTTTATATTGGAAAACACGAAACATTCAACATGGATGATGGTTATATGGGAAGTGGTCTTGCGATTAAATCGGCTATTAAAAAATACGGACCTGACAATTTTAAAAAAGAAATATTGTATATTTTTGATTCTAGGAAACAAATGGAAGATAAAGAGCGCGAACTTTTAACAGAAGATGCTCTTTCAAATCCATTATGCTATAACATAGCCCTTGGTGGTCAAGGTGGCAATTTAGGTAGTGTAGTAAATAAAAAAATTAGCGAATCTACATCCCGTGCGATGAAGGGGGTTAGTAAAACCGAAGAGCATAAGAAAGCAATTCAGAAAGCTAAGAAATTATATAAACCTACTAAAGATACTATTACTAAAATCAAAAAAACAGCGGTATTAAATTATCAAAATATGTCCAAGGAAGAAAAAAATAGAAAATACGGGCATTCTGGCAGCTCTAATGGTAGTGCAAAGTCAGTGACACTTAACGGAGTTAGTTATTCTACCCGTAAAGAATGCTGTCAGATGTTAAACATCTCGAAATCTAAATTATACAGATTATTAGGAGAAAAATAATGGCGTTAGTGAGCCCAGGCGTACAAGTAACAGTTATAGATGAAAGCAACTATGCACCAGCAGCGTTGGGATCTGTAGCTTACCTTTTGTTAGCAACCGCCGAAAATAAAGTTGCACCAGGCGGAACTGCATTTGCAGCAGGCACGTTAGCAGAAAATGCAGGCAAAGTATATACAATTACTAGCCAGCGTGATCTAGTTACTACTTTTGGTACACCCATTTTTAAAACTACAGCAGGCGGCGCACCTATTAATGGTGACGAACAAAACGAATACGGATTGTTGGCTGCATATAGTGCTCTAGGTGTTAGCAATACAATTTATATTCAACGAGCCGACGTTGACTTAGGTGCTCTCAATGGTACAACCACTCGTCCATTATCTAACCCATCAGCTGGCAATTTATGGCTAGATGTTAGCAACAGTAACTGGGGTGTTTTTGAGTGGAACGCAAGTACTAATGCATTTACACAAAAAGCAACATCTGTCATTACTTCTACAGAATTTCTTGCTGGCGATAATTTTACGCCTAACGCCACAGTTGGCACAGTGGGCGATTATATCGTTAACGCATATAACTCAGAAAATCCAGTTTTCTACAAACGCTATGATAACACTTGGCAACAAGTTGGTAATATCGGATGGCAAACTGGTATTCCAACAGTCACCGGAACACAAACAAATCCAGTGGTAGCAAGTTTAAGTTATGTTTTGATCAACGGAACAAATGTATCGATTACTGGTGGATCTAACGTTACAACAGTAGCAGCGCAGATCAATTCTGCAGGTGTTACAGGTATCCTTGCTCGTGTTTCAAACGGTCAGCTGATAATTACAGCAAACGCTTCTGCAACAGGCTCCGCTGCAAATATTCAGGATGGTGGTGGTAATGCTATTACTACTTTGGGTATTACAGCAGGCACATACCCAGCAGCTACAACCAGTATTGCTCCATATTTTAGTGTACCAGTCTGGCAAAGCAATGCCGCTCCTACAGGAAGCGTATGGCAAAAGGCCAGCGCACTTGGTAATGGCGAAAACATGGTTCTTAAAGAGTTTAACACTTCGACATTGACTTGGAACTCGTTAACGGTTAACAGTTATGCAAATGTATTCGCAGCAACATTTGGCTTAGACCCAACTGGCGGCGGTTCTAATATCGTCGAAGGTGCCGCTTTTAATCAGTATAACCCCAATGAAAATGGCACATTAGCAAATCAAATTTGGTATCGTAAAAATACTGGAGCAACGATTTTAACAGGAAATACTGCCGCTCCAGTGGCACCTGGTGTTGGCGCAACGTTCTCAATTCAAACAAGAGCAAATGCTAGTTTAGCTAATGTAACAACTGTTTCTGTAACAGTAACCACAGGAACTATCAACGGACTAATTCAAGCTATTGCTAGTGCATGTGGAAATGCAGGTGTTACAGATATTGTGGGCGGTGTAGATTCGACAGGCGCATTTACCATTACGCACCAAAAAGGTGGAGATATGATTCTAACAGACGGAGCTCAAACTCCGTTGTCTAATGTTGCATTAATTGCCGGAGCAACTAATGTTTATGCTTCTCCAGCCAATGCCAGTGTACTAATAGGTACAAATTGGCAGCCGTTAAGTAATGCAAACACTTATGACAAACCCTATACTGCTTCGACTACACAACCATATGATGCACCAGCCAGTGGAACATTATGGTATTACAATACACCGAGTCGTGTAGATGTTATGGTAAGTAATGGAAGTGCTTGGTTAGGATATAAGAATTTAAGCAGTGATATTCGTGGTTACAATTTAACACAAACAAATCCAAATGGCCCGATTATTTCTACATCGGAGCCTTCAAAACAAGACGATAGTACACCGTTGGTGTTGGGTGATTTATGGTTAGACTCTAGTGATTTAGAAAACTATCCAAAATTATACAGATATCAAAATGTGTCTGGCATTAATCAATGGGTATTAATTGATAACACCGATAGTGTAAGTCAAAATGGTATACTATTTGCAGATGCTCGTTGGGCCCCAGATGGTGCAGTTAATACAACTGATCCAGCAACAGACGCTATTCCAACTATTAGATCATTGTTAGTGAGTAATCACGTAGATCTAGATGCGCCTGATCCAGCATTGTATCCTAGAGGTACATTATTGTGGAACACTCGTGCAAGCGGATATAATGTTAAAGAGTACAGACCTAATTATTTTAGTCAACAAGCTTATCCATTGGATCCTGCTCAAACAGAAACAGGTGCATGGGTTACAGTAAGTGGTTTTGATGTTACTGGAGTACCAAATTTTGGCCGTAAAGCTCCACGTGGTGTAGTTGTTGCTGCATTGAAATCTAGCATCGACAGCAGTACAGAGTTGAGAGAAGACGCAAATCAGTTCAACTTAATCAGCTGCCCTGGGTATCCAGAACTTATTCCTAACATGATTGCTTTGAATGAAGATCGTGATAATACAGCATTTATCATCGGTGACTCTCCAATGAGATTGCAAGCCACTGGAACAGCAATTCAAGGATGGGCGCAAAATACCGGTGACGTAACCAGTACGGGAGAATACGGTTTAGCTACCGTTAATCCTTACGTTGGTATATATTATCCACAAGGACAAACAAATGATTTAAGTGGAACAGCAGTGGTTGTACCATCAAGTCATGCAGTAATTCGTGCAATGATTAAGAGCGACAATATTAGCTATCCATGGTTAGCACCTGCTGGAACACGTCGTGGTCTAATTGATAATTTAAACGCAATTGGCTATATTGATCAAGACAGCGGAAGATTCATTAGTATTGGTGTAACACAAGGTCTTCGTGACGTTATGTACACTAATAAAATTAATCCGTTGACATTCTTACCAGGAAACGGGCTACTAATTTACGGACAAAAAACATTAAGTTCAACTCCTAGTGCATTAGACCGTATTAATGTTGCCAGACTGGTTAACTATCTAAGGCAACAATTGAATGTGATCGCAAGACCATTTATATTTGAACCAAATGATCCGATTACTCGTAATGGTATTTTAACAGTTGTAAACAGCTTGTTAAATGACCTTGTAGCAAAACGTGGTATTACAGACTACCTAGCAGTTTGTGATTCATCAAATAACACACCAGAACGTATTGCCAGAAATGAACTATATGTCGATGTTGCTATTCAGCCAACAAAAGATGTTGAGTTTATTTACATACCAATTAGGTTGAAGAACCCTGGTGAAATCCAAGCTGGCAACCTTGCATCAGCTTCAGCCGTAGGAACAGGAGCATAATATGGCAGTTTCATCGTTAACAAGATTTACAGTCCCTTTAGGTGGTAATCAAAGTGCCACCACTCAAGGTCTTTTAATGCCAAAATTAAAGTTTCGTTATCGCGTAACTTTTGAAAAATTTGGCGTAAGCAACCCTAAAACAGAAATGACCAAGCAAGTTATGTCATTTGCTCGTCCTCAGGTTACTTTTGATCCAGTGGAAATTCCTGTGTATAACAGTCGTGTGTACATCGCAGGTCGCCCAACTTGGAATGCTGTAGCAACTACTCTCAGAGATGATGCAGGTGGCAATGTAAGTAGACTAGTTGGCGAACAGTTACAGAAACAATACGATTTTATGGAACAGGCTAGTGCAAGTTCTGGTATTGATTACAAGTTTGTAACCACAATAGAAATGTTGGACGGTGCTAACGGAACAGTTGAACCCACAGTACTAGAAGCATGGCAATTGTATGGTTGTTTCTTAACAGATGTAAATTATAATGATTTAGATTATGGCAGTAATGACCCAGTGACTATTACTATGAGTATTCGTTACGATAATGCTATTCAAACAACAGGTGCAGGTGTTGGTTCTCCGGGCCTTACACAGTTTAATACAGCAGCTATCACAGGCTAATAGTTTAAACATTTATCTAAAGCCCACTTCGAAGTGGGCTTTTTTATTTGATAAATATTTTTATGGCTTCACTATATAATGCTGATTTAAAACCTATTCAGGCAGGGCAATATACTCGTCCGTATGATCATGCCACTCGATTATTTTTAGCAGATAATTTTAGACTAGCGCCAAAACAGAGTTTTCTTTATTACGTAGTAATTAACCTGGACCCAAGTCAGACTCAATTTGGTGGCGGACTTTTAGGCGGTGCGTTAAGTTTTGCAGATAGATATCAAAGTTTAGAAACTGGCATGCTGGTAAAAAGTGTAGACTTGCCTAAATTTAGTATAGATACAAAAACGTTAAATGCGTATAATAGAAAAAATATTATACAGACCAACATTAAGTATGATCCAGTAGATATTAAATTTCACGATGATGCGGCAGATGTAATTACAAATTTTTGGAATGATTACTATACGTATTATTATAGAGACAGTGATTATTCCACTACAGCATATGGTCAACCATATAAGTATCAACAAAGAAATAAAATAGGTTGGGGGTTTACTCCGCGGAACAGTGGATTACCAAATTTTTTAAGTAGTATTAGGATTTTTAGTTTACATAATAAAAGATTTACAGAATATTACTTGGCTAATCCGATTATTACTAATTGGAGGCACGGCGAACATAGAGCATCCGGTGGTAATGACACGTTAGAAAATAGCATGACGGTTGCATACGAAACTGTAAAATATTTTACAGGCTTTGTAAATCCTGTAAGCGTTGATGGATTTAGTTTATTGCACTACGATAATACTAATAGTCCAATTTCTACTAGTACCACTAATATATACAGTGACGCAGGAATTGTGGGAGCCTTAGAAGGCGCACCAAAAGATCTACGAAAACCAGACGGCACAGACGGATCTGGCGGACCTGTATCTAGTATATTGTCGATGTATCGCTTATACAATAACTTTAAAAATGTTAATTTAAAAAATGTCGCTGGATCAGTGGTTGGAAATTATGGTGTATCGGTAATAAACAATGCGTTAAACGGTAGCAGTAATCCATTTAATTTTCCTATCACTCCTGGCGAATCAACACAAGGGGGATTTAATAATATTGTTGGCAGCAGCGGTTATTCAGTCGGACAACCTGGACTTGGAGTATCCATTGGTGGTACCCTTGCTGGTATTGCTGTTGGTGCAGGAGTAAATGCAACAAATGTTGTGTTGGGAACGGTCGCTTCGGCAGTTGACAGGGGCATAGCTACAGTAGCTGAAAATATAACAGCAGGTAGTACCGCAGTTTTTGATAACGTGAATAATAACGGAAGTATTATAGTAAATCCTTCGAGTCTGTCACCCGTTACAGGAGCCACTACGGCTGCTATAGTCGACTCAACGGGTCAAGTAGTGGCACAAATTCAAACTACTGCTACTGCTTCTGGCACATTTAATCCTAACAATTTGACAGAAAACCTTCTTTACGGACAACGAGTAACAGATCCTAGTGGTCAAGAATATATTAGTAATACATATAGGGACGGCACAGAAATTAGGTACGATGCGGCTACTGGTAACACATTACAATTTATACCAGGAGCCGCAACAGCATCCGTTATTGGTGCTCCTGCACAATTTATTCCAGTAACACAGGACGCACGAGTATTGGCCGCACAAGGTGTATCGTTGCCGGCTAATAGAGTGCAGTATCAAACTGACCCTCGAACAGGATTAATATATACAGTTGGTGGTACTACTAGTGCTGTGATTACCAATACTATTGCTGGTGCTACTGGTGCAGTGTCAGGTCTGTATGCTGGTCAAGCAATTAATCAAGCACTGAGTAACACGTTTCTTGGAAAATCTCTAATTGGTAGAACTATTGCAACTTCATTATCTGCCGTTTCAGGAGCCGCAGTGGGTAGAGCAGTTAATAATGGCCTTCAACCCATTATTAACAAAGTGTCAGGCGGAATTGTTCAAGCTTGGGATGATTCTGCAGATAAAGTTAAAAACGTGGTTTCCACATGGACTGGGACTGGCGGATACAATCCTGCTACTCCCAGAGATAATCAAGTGAGCAGTGTGCCAAACCCAGCTGGCGGATCTACAACTATATACAAAAATGGCGATATATTATTCGAGGATCCAAACGGTGTAGTAACACTTACTCCAGGAAATAATGATACTGGATTGTTGAGTTTCTACAACAGAGCACCAGGTGTAAATGCAGATTCTGCTGTAGTAGGACCTCCGTACGGCTCTGTATGGACTGACTCACAGGGTATTCCAATTAATTTTGGCGGCGGCGGCGCTGTAGCGCAGGATAATCCGTTTAGTAGTCCATACCCATTGCCAATTATTGCGGATGATGTATCATGGGTAAATGAAACGTTAGCATACAACGATTTCTACTCATCTGAAGAATATTCGATTCCTGGAGTGTCTGATCAAGGAATCAATATTGCAGGATTTAATGATGATGACTTTTTCGGATAATTAATTATGCAAGAACAATCTTATAATCCAGTTCAACCTACCAACATAGGATCTAGTGGGACAAATGCTACAACAAAGTACTTCAACAATTACTTTGCTGGCACTGTTGACATTGATCAAAATATCAATGATTCTATATTAAGTTATTTTGAACAACAAACAGGTAATGTAGAAACGGCAAGGATATTAGTTCTTGCAGTAATTGAAACTGCCAAAGCTCAACGAGAAGATCCTATCGATGTTTTAAATCAATTTCAAAAAATGCCTGCAGGGGATTTAAACGCATTTATGGCGCTTTACTTAAACACTTCAAGAGTTAACACTAGTTTCTTAGGAATAAAAACAAGTCCTAAGGCTAATCAATATGTTACAAGAACTATAATAGCATGAGCAAATATAGTCAGGGCAAGTACACGATAAAAAATCCTGAAAAGTATATAGGAAAACGAGATCCAACTTATAGATCTAGCTGGGAATTTGCTTTTATGAATTTTTGTGATAATAATCCTGCAGTGGTGCAATGGGCCAGCGAAGCAATACATGTAAATTATAGAAATCCGTTTACAAATAAAAATACAATTTATGTGCCTGATTTTTTAATCATTTACATTGATAAAAATGGTAAACGTCATGGAGAAGTAATTGAAGTAAAGCCCACAAAAGAAACCACTATGGAAGCAGCTAGGAGTGTAAGGGATAAAGCAGCAGTGGCTCTTAACATGTACAAATGGGAAGCTGCAAGAAAGTTTTGTGCAGCTCAAGGCCTTACTTTTAGAGTTGTCAACGAAACCGATATTTTTGCTGGCACCAAAAAGCGGTAAATACCGTTATGACGAAGAAACTCGAAGAACTTTTTAATTTGCCGGAAAAACTGCCAGAAGATGTAACTCCCGAACAAGCCACTGCGGCACTGGAAGAACAAAAATCTGTGTTCGCAGACATAGACAATGCCATAGACAAAATCGATCAAGCCTTGCCTAAGGTAAAAGGGCTTGACGCCAGCGACCAAGAAATGGACGAACTAGCCGACATGGCTAAAAATCGTTTTAATGATCTAATGGATTTGGGAATGAACATGGAAGCCAGATTCAGTGGGCAAGTATTTCAAACAGCCGGGGTACTGTTGGGTCATGCAATTACAGCCAAACAAGCCAAGTTGGATAAAAAATTGAGAATGGTAGATCTACAGTTAAAGAAAATGAGATTAGATCATCAACTTAAACAAGATGGTGTTGGTGCGGGGAACGATACTATCGACGGCCAGGGTGTTTTGCTAGATAGAAATGCACTGTTAGCACAAATATTAAACAAACCCAAGCAATAATTACCAGATTTTAATAAATATCGTATATTAGGAATGAATATGAAACCATTTAAAGCCTATCTAACTGAAAGTCATAAAACATATGATTTTAGAATTAGATTAGCCTGCGAGCTACCAGATGATCTAATATCTAAAATTAAAACAGTATTAGAAGCATACAAACTAGATTCTATCAGTAAACCAAAACGATTACCAATACAAGAAACTCCAGAGTTTCCTAACATGGGACCTGTTGAAGTTAGTATCATGGAAATTTCTTTAAACTATCCATGTAACGACGAACAAGTCAGAACATTGATCGCAGAGCGAGCAGGAATTAATCTAGCCTGTATTAAAGTTAATCCTACAAATAGCCCGTATGAAGCAATCTTAGATGGCACAGAAGTCAGCAATCTAGGAGGCAAGCCTGGGGAATCTGTATTATTACAAGATAATATGGAAAGAGAGCGTCCTGGAAAAGGCGGGGAAGCTTTAGTAGGCAGTGAACGAATTCCTAATTTAATTAAAGAATTAGAAGAAACTCGCAAGTACGAGTATCCTGAAGTTGCTGGTGGTAAACCGCCTGTAGCAAAAACAACCAACGAACTACCGCAGGGCAGTGCAAGTCCGATCGGTACTCATAAAAATAAAATAATCAACCCACGTGGTATGAAAGCAGGAAACGGAAAATAATCATGAGCAACAACATTTATAACATTCTAAGCAATTTTAACAAAGTAGCTCAAGAGCCAGTAAAGCCTGCTACACAAACACAACTCAAAAATAAAACACAGTTACAAGAAAGTATGGATCAAGTACTATCAGAAAAGTACATGGGATTCAAAAAAACTGTAGCTGCTGTTAAAAAAGGCGGAGCAGACAATCCTGAAGCAGTTGCTGCCAGTATCGGTCGCAAGAAATACGGCAAAGAAAAATTTCAAAAAGCTGCTGCCGCTGGTAAAAAATTAGGCGAAACTAGTAGTTTGCAATCAATAGCTGATAAAGATATTGAACGCGATCTTCCTGCAGGAGATGGCGAAGGTGGCTATGTCAAAGATATCGATGTGGATGAATCTGCATTACAAGCATACCTGGGTAATAAGAAGTATGGTAAAGAAGGTATGGATGCGTTACGTAAAGCAGGCCGCGATGGTGCCAGCAAAGAAAAAATGGCAAAGATCCGTGCCAAGCACGATAAAATGGACGAAGCTGCTAAACCAGACTACATCGACTTAGATAAAGATGGCAACAAAGATGAGCCAATGAAAAAAGCTGCCAAAGATGCTAAGTCTAAGAGAGTACAAGAAGTTGCACCGCCAGGAGCTAAAGCAGAGCGTATGGTTAAGCATATCAAAAAAGGATATGCCAAAGACGGTAAAGTAACTGATACAGAAAAAGCAAAAGCATACGGCGCCGCTTGGAAAGCACATAATAAAGGCAAATTAGAGGAAACAATTCGTTCAATGATTGAAGCAGGCTTTACCAAAGAGCAAATCATTGAGGGATGGGACGACATGCTTAAAGCAGTGGCGAATCGAAGTCATGATATGAAAACCGGCGAAAAGCGTCAAGGTGCTAAAGGTGAAATTGAAAAAACCGCCACAGGAGTAAAACATACACGTCGTTACGATAAAAAGACCGGCGAAACAGATACAGACGGTGACGGGCAACAAGTAAAGCGTGGTCGAGGTCGTCCTAAGAAATCACAGTTTGAAAGCCGTTCTATGGCTAAGAACATGATTGTTGAAACATTTACAAAATTATTTGATGACGCAAGAGGAACAACTGCACCTATTCAACCCAAAGATGCAGCCTCATTTATGAAAAGTAGCGATCCAAATATTTTTAATAAATTGTCCGGAACTAAGCCAACAGCACCCACTGGGGGAACTATTAAACAAGGTACATGGCAAGCAGATGCTCCTAAAGCAGGTGAAAAACCAGTGCCAGTGCCACAGAATCCAGAAGTTGCCAAAGAAGATGACATGGAAGAAGGTAATGCATTTGGTGGGGCAGTTGCAAAAGCCAAAGCAGACGGAGTTCAGCCTGGTGAAACTATTAAGGTAGGTGGCAAAACTTATCCTGTTAAAGAAGGTGAAGAACTATTACAAATGCTTCGCATTGCTGGTATTAAAGTATTAGAAGACACACAACTAGATGAATGCGGTATGAGCTCAATGGGCAACGGCATGATGGGCCAACATGAACAAGAAGGTCGAATGAATGTCAGTACTAACATGAGCAGTGATGGCACTAAAAGTGTCACTATTACTGCCGATGGCGATTCAGCTGCCGAACTAATGCAAATGTTAAAACTAGCAGGCATGGGCAACGGCGAAATGTCTCAAGAACAACCAAAAGGTGTAATGGTTGTTAGTAATGACGACGAAGAAGAAGTCGAAGAAAATTTAAAAGTAGTTCCAAATCCAAGCACTGCTACTAGTGTAGATCAAGCCAAAAAATTAGGTTCAATGATGCCTGCTCCTCCCGGGGAAAAAGATCCTATAGCTACTAAAGAAGCCAAAGACGAACATTATCATGCAAACACTACGCCAGATGAACATGTAATGCCTGTACAAGTACAGACAAAAGGTGGCGATGGTGACGTTGCTGGTAGAGAAAAGAAAATGACACCGAACGGTTATCAATTTGGCGACAATCCCCATGCTATGAAAGAAAGCATGAGCTTGAAACTAATCAAAGAATACGAAAATATTAAGGTGAAAAAATGAAAATACGCGACATCGTCACTGAAAACAATATTGGCCTAGGAGATAGTTTTGATATTGAACTAGGAAACATAGTAATTGAAACTGGCATTGTTGGATTCATGCATGACGGTGTCATAGTAGAAGCTGATGCAAAAACACTAGCATTGTTAAATATTAGCGGTGCGTTACTAGAGTCTGTTGGCCAATACAATGACGTAACAGAAGGCAAAATGGCCGAAGTTGATGCTATATTTCAAAACTTAGCAAACGGTACTATGGATATCTATGATGTTATGAACAATCCACAAAATTCGGTTGAAAAATATGTATCTGAAAAATTACAAGACATGTATGACAACATTTCTATAGATAATCGATTAAGCCCAGACGACGACTTTGAACAAATCATTGACATCATGGCAGGACAATTAGCAGATGATTACGGAACAGGCGAAATGCAAGAAGCCAAATATCAAGGCCGGGAAGTATCATTAGGTAAGCCCATGCAAGGTGATGTTAAAAAATCTAAGGTATATGTTCGCGGTCCGAAAGGGAATGTTGTTAAGGTAAACTTTGGCGATAAAAAGATGAAAATTAAAAAATCGAATCCTAAACGCCGTAAGAGCTTTAGAGCCAGACATAATTGCGCCAATCCAGGGCCGAGATGGAAAGCACGTTATTGGTCTTGCAGGGCTTGGTAAATGAAAATAAAAGATATAATCTTAGAAGACAAAGAGGGAAAACTTCCTTCGCGACTCCAACAGGCAACAGTGGGTCTCGATAAATTTCGGGATGAGAAATTTGCTGACAGAGTATATGAGTTAAATCGTGTTATGATGGCAGTTGCGGCCGCAGATGGTATTAATCCTCTTGCTCCCGAAGTCGACAGCGAATCATGGGCTGGACGAAATAATTTAGCTTTTCCGTATACCCCAGAAGAACAACGGATGTTGGTACATGCTTTTGGAGCAGTCGGAAGTCATTATGAAGATTTAAACAATGGCGATTTGAAAAGTCGAGAACTAGAAAGCACTAACAAAGTAAGCCCTGTATCTAAACCAAAAAAAAATAAATTTGGTGTATAATGGATCCGCTTCAAGAATTAAAACTGCTAGCCGGCATAACTAACAGACCAAATTGGACTGCATATCAAGGTTATCCTGGCAGTAACATCAGCGTTACTGGAAATGAAAAAGCCCAGCTGATGCGTAAAAACAACATCAAACCGGGCACCGATGCTTGGTTCAAACTTTGGTTCAGTAAGCCTTATCTTACTGGCGAAAAACCTATCTAAGATTTTGGCTTAATTCCCAAATATTGATACCAACTCTCATGTCGGACCTGTACAGGTCGTTCCCTCCACTTTTTAATCAGTTGAAAGTGATCTGGCTTATACGGCATCCGAAGCGGCTTAATCAGCTTGTGACCTTTTTTATGATTGCAATCTTTACAAGCCGTCACACTGTTTTCCCAAGTAGTCTTTCCTCCTTGAGCACGTGGGATCACGTGGTCTAGTGTAAGTTCTTTATGTTCAAATACTTCACCACAGTACTGACATTGGTACATGTCGCGCAAGAACATATTGCTACGTGAAAACTTGGCCGACTTTTTAAAGTGAAAATATTCTTTGGTAACAGCAACACAAGGCACATTCATACTGAAATTTTCACTACGAATTACCCAGTCTTCATATTCTTCAACCACAGTGATGCGATCCAAGAAATATAGTTTGACAGCATGTTGCCAACCGATAACACTTAGAGGTAAAACTGAAATTGGATTGTAGTCGCTGTTCAAAAGCAGCACGTCAGACATTTTGAAATCTCACTGGTTAATTCAATAAATACTATTATGTAATATTTACTTATTTAGAGCAACCGGAATATGGCAAAACCTTTAGAAAATGTGCTGATAAAAAAGCCAAATATGCAGGAAAGCTACACTGAACAACAACTTCGAGAAGTTATCAAGTGCGCTGATCCTGTAACAGGTCCGCAGTATTTCCTTGACAATTATTTTTACATCCAACATCCCACCAGGGGACGTATGCTCTATCGACCTTTTGACTATCAACGCAGGTTAGTAGACACTTACCATAATTATAGATATAGCATAAGCCTTATGCCGCGCCAAACAGGAAAGTCCACAACGGCAGCAGGGTATTTACTTTGGTATGCAATGTTTGTGCCCGACAGCACAATTTTGGTGGCAGCACACAAATATACCGGGTCTCAAGAAATTATGCAGCGTATTCGTTATGCATACGAAAGTGTACCTGACTTTATTCGCGCTGGTGTTACTAGTTATAATAAAGGCAGTATAGATTTTGATAATGGATCTCGTATAGTCAGCGCCACTACTACAGAAAACACGGGTCGTGGTATGTCTATATCATTGCTATACTGTGACGAGTTTGCATTCGTTCGGCCAACCATTGCAAGTGAATTTTGGACTTCTATTAGTCCCACTTTGGCCACTGGCGGTAAATGTATCATCACAAGTACGCCAAACAGCGACGAAGATCAATTTGCTCAAATTTGGCGACAAGCAAACAAGTGCATTGATGAATACGGTAATGAAACTGAACTAGGTGTTAACGGGTTCAGGTCGTACAGAAGCAAATGGCAAGAACATCCAGATAGAGATGATGCATGGGCAGCTGAAATGCGTGCCCAACTCGGGGAAGAACGTTTCCGTAGAGAAATGGAGTGTGAATTCATTATATACGATGAAACACTAATTAATCCTATCTTCTTAACAGAAATGGCTGGTATTGATCCGTTAATAAAACAAGGACAAGTACGCTGGTATAAAAAGCCCGAACAAGGAAACGTATACATTGTTGCACTAGACCCTAGTTTAGGCACAGGTGGCGACCCCGCAGCAATCCAAGTATTAGAATTACCTAGTATGAAACAAATAGCAGAATGGCAGCATAATAAAACACCAGTCCAAACTCAAATTAAAATTTTATCTGAGATTACAAAAACTTTAGTCGAATCTACTAAATCTAACAATGATGTTTATTATAGTGTTGAAAATAATACATTAGGCGAAGCAGCTTTAGTGGCTATAAGCGAATTTGGCGAAGAAAATATTAAAGGTATGTTTTTAAGTGAGCCCAAAAAGCAAGGATCTAGTAGAGTATACCGAAAAGGTTTTACCACTACCAACAAATCAAAATTATCTGCTTGTGCGAAGTTAAAGAATTTAATTGAAACTAGAAAATTACATATTGCCAGTAAAGCTCTTGTAAGCGAATTAAAAACTTTTATTGCATCAGGCAGTGGGTATGCAGCAAAACTTGGAGAAACAGATGATTTAGTTATGTCGTTGATTCTCGCTGTTAGGATGGCAGTGTTCTTAAGAGAATTCGACCCAAACTTAGACGAAAAATTAAAAGATGATAGGGACGACATAATAATGCCCATGCCCTTCATAATGATTTGATAACCGTTTAGTATAAATATAATACCATGATTGAAATTGAAAAAGTAGCTGAAAATTTATTTGACAAGATTCGCAGCCGATTTGACTCTGTTAACATCGGAGACGAAAACGCCAAAGCCACGCTAGACCCTTCCATGGCTAGATTTTTTAATTTCGATTATATCAAAGATGGTAAAGAGTTTGGAAACATAACAATCAGTCTAGTGGATGACAATAATCTCAAAGTTTATTTTGATAAAGAGATTGATAAAAACATGTCTCCAGAAGAAAAAAAAGCATGGTATGCTTTTTTAAAAAATTTAAGACTGTTTGCTAAAAGAAATTTATTAACTTTTGACATCAGAGATATTGCCAAAAGTGGATTAAATCTGCGAGATCTGAAACATGCTAACAAAAATGCAGAAATATTGAGCAAAGACGATATCCGTGTAACAGAAAGTAAGCAATACGGAACAAGTCGCAGCAGTTATGAACTTTACG